GCCTCGTATGCGTACATGGTAATTATGTACGTATTTGGCCATTTATGGCAGAAGATCATTAGGACGAAAAACCTAAGATCAGGTCTAGTTGGTTCTAGACACTTATGGTCCTTTCTTAAGGAGGACCTACACCCCCAAAATCCTGTTTGGGGTGAGCTCTGTACACCGGGCTCAAGGGTCTTTGCATACTGTTCAGACCTTGAGGAGGCAACCGATTTCGGTAATCCTTCCGTCGCCAGACAAATCTGGCACGCCATGATTGTAAAATCATCGGCTATACCTGGGTTTCCCCTAGGTCTCGCAGGATTGGCTAAAACCCTATACTGCGGAGACCGGTTCATTTGGACCGGCCAACAGCTCGTCCGGAAAAAACGAGGCTGGTTCATGGGAGATCCCATGACGAAAGTTTTACTTTCACTCGCACAAGATTATGTGCGAAGGGAGATCAATCCAATTGTCTCCAGTCAAGTTGGCGACGATATTCTCGCACTTGACCGCTCCCGGACTAAGCTTCGGGAATACTCCCCTCGTCTAAAAGCGATGGGATTTAAGGTGTCTGAATTAGACACCTATATCACAGATAGATGTATGTTCTTCTGTGAAGAGGCCGCATTGGTGCCTCAATCGATCTCTGATTCAGGGATTGTTCGGATGAAACAAGGTCGTCCGCTACAGTACGTTGATTACGTACGTATACGTCTGTTACTAAATATACAGACAGAGCTTGATCGTCAAAGCTATACCACCCTAGGGCGGTTTGACCTACTTGGAAAAGAAACCAGGTGGGTGTGCTCAACAAATCAAAGTGAGCTTGCGCCCGCATATATGCGTGCGCAGATGTACCAACATATTTTGGTACCTCAACAGGCAGACACAGTCTGTCCGTTCTTCCCACAAGAAATTGGTGGGGACGGGGCTTATTACCCCGACTCTAACTTTGTGTTAGGGTATGCGTATCTCCACGCAAGAGGTCCTGAAGGGACCGAGCAAGGGTTACGCGAATTAGCCTACAGGTGTAGGCAATTATTTGAAAACCAATTTGGTTTCAAACTGGTCCGTTCTGAAAGAACGAATCAGGTGGTACATAAGTACCATATGTGGGTTCCGTATACGGAAGCACTAACCTCCATCCTTCCGGAGGAGGCGATTATCAGACCCGAGTCTGAGA